CTGGCGATGCAAGGTCCGTCGTCACGCTTCAGGCCCGGGTTGACGGCGCTGGCGAGAAACGACTTTTCGAGCGCTTGCGGGTTTTCCATGTAGCGGCGCAGCGCGTCCAGCAGATATTCCCGGCTCTCGAACACGACGGTTTGACAGCCCACGTGACAGACGAATCCGTTCAACACGGGGATGATTTTTATTTCTCGGGTCATGGGTCCTTTGGTTGTGGTTTTCCGAACAGATCGAAATAACTCTCGGGCGGACAAAGCTCATGCTGCGGGACCCAGAAGGCGGGGCGATTCTTGGCGTATGGAGAGCCCCAAAGCTCCGGTCGCTTCCCGTCGCGGGCGTACGTCCAACCCTTGATCACATACGTTCCGTTTTTCCCGCAGACCAGCCAAAAGATTCGGTCGTCAGGATCGGACGGGTGCAGGCGCAGAGCGTAATCATCCTTCGGTGCGGTGCGGCAATCCATGTCGCCCACGTCGGGACCCCGGAAAATGCCCTTGCCATTCCACGGCAGGCCCAGGAACTTCGACAGCGCCATTTCCCCCAGGATTCCCTCAATGTGAATTTGCCAGTCGTTGAGAGATTCATCACCGTGGGCGGGCTTGCGGTTCAGTTTGAGGTTCTCAATCTGCCGCGCGATACCCGCTAAGGCGCAAAGCTCGATCTCTTCGATGGGTAGGACGACGCGCTTGTTCATTTCAATAGTGTTACATTGGGCCAACCGGCGTGTTTGTAAAGAGCCGACGCAATCACGTCATACCACGCGACTCTTGCCACTCGTCGCACAGACGATTCAATAGCATCGACCAGGATTGATTTTCCCTGCCCGTTCGGGGGCATGTGTGCGCGATTGTTATCCGGAAAAAAGAGCACAATCAGGGTCCTTTCAACGGCGTCGAGTTGGTCCGGGGCGCAGGGAATAATAACCGCCCGATTCCACTTCATGTGATGGTGTGCGGTGACTCTGGAAATCACGTTCACCGATTGGCCGACATACACAAACTCAAACACTCCGGTATCTGCAAAATCCACCAGCACGTAAACTCCACAGATGCGATCAACTCGCTTGATGACTGACGTAGTCCCGATGTCGACAACAGCGGGCAGGCTGAAGGGTAACGGAGATTCTTGGCGGACGCTCATTTCAATCCCTTAATCTCCTTGCTCATCGGTTTGCCGTGGACCGGCGCCGCGATCGCGCCAACCATGGTGAGCAGCGCAGCGACACGCTTGATGCCATTGCGCGCTTTGTATTTATTCATCGGCAGGTCCGGATTCTGCGGCAGCGCGGTCTCCAGGAACTTGTTCCGCTCGATCGCCATTTCCGCACGCTGCTCCAGCGTGCCTCTACGTTTTGCTTGGCCCATGGTATTGTTTTATCCCTCCGGGGGCGGGGGGCGTGATCGGTTCAGTTTCGAACGTCCACCTCCCAGCGAGTCCGTGATCAGTCCACACGAAGCGAGGATCAGCGAATTTCTTGTTGCGCTGCCAGATGCGGCGCGAGGACTCGATCGTGAGTTGAAGGAAGGGTGTCACTTGTTCACCCCATAAAGGAAGCAAAGAGCCTTGATGATTCGCACCCGCTCCCATTGTCTCGCCGTGTTGAGTATCCTTACAACTTTGGAGTAGTAGTGCATCCTCACTCGCCTTTGACGCTTCGGGCTTTTCATTCAGTCCCTCGATTGAATCCCGCACAGTTTCCAGTTCTTGTGTCCCTGCTTGTTCATCCACGTCTCCACCTTGATCGCGCAGCGGACGATTTCTCCGGGAACGTCGGCAGCGTTCAACTCGTTGGTCGTGTCGCGCTGGCCCTTGTGGGGTCCCACACGCTGCGGCGTGGAGGGGATCATGTAAACGCTGTAGTGCAGGCGGGAATCAGCGCGAGCAAAGCCCGCTCCGTCGTGCCATGTCACATCAACCTGAATGCGCTGACGATCAATTTCAAGGACCCCCAAAACCTGCACATCGGTTGGCACGTTGCCGTTAAAAATGCGGACGTGATCACCACGCTTGAGCGCTTTGGCGTCAGAGATTTTCACTTGACCTTGTCCTCCCAAAATTCCCAGAGACCGTGCAGGATCGGGTGGAAGTTGTGCTGCATCATTTCCTCCTGCGCTTTCTCTTTGCTCCAGCCGTTGCATTGAATGCGATACATGCCGACGACGAGCCCTGTCCGGTCCTCCCCGTGCTGGCAGTGGATGAAGATGTTTGTCATCGAAATTCCACCGTAGCGATTGAACACGAAGCCGGGTTGCAGGGACTCCAGCCCGATCTGCTGCCAGAAATTGATCGGCGCGCGGTAGACCGTCATGCCGATTTGCTCCGCGTAATTGTCGGAGCCCTCACGCTCCGTGTTGAGTTTGATCACCTTGGTTACGCCAAAGGATTTCAGGTAGTCCCATCCCTCCTTGCTCGGCTGGCCTCCACGCCAAACGCCTGGGCTCACCTTGTAAAAATTCGGGATTCCGAAACTTGTTGGCTTCGTCGCGCAGGACGTGGTGAGCAGCAGCGCCGCGCCGCCAATGATCTTCAGCAATTTCATGTCAGACTGCTCCTTTCGATCGGGGGGAGTGCGTAGAGGATGCCACGCTTGTTCCCTTCCGCGACCTGGTTGTACGAAAGATTGAAGTCCTGATTGATGTACGACAGCGACTCTCGGACATAGTCCAGATCAAGGTCCTTGCCTCCGTAACTATCAAATCCCCACGGCTTGCCGGGGACCTTGAAATCGTGGATGATGATCACGCAAGACCTCGGGCCAAGCTCAGCGATCACCTTCAACTCGTCCAATAGCGGCCAGTACTCCCCGCCGTGGGCATCAAGGTAGAAGCAAATGGTGGGTCTCAATGGAATTTCGGCTGACAGCGTCAGAAGCCCTCTTAAAATATCGGGTGAATTTCCGCACCACTCCGATATTCCAGGCCCCAGATTACGTTTCAAAAATAGGTCGCTGTTGTTGTCGATCGTGTGAACGTGGTTGACGATCTTTTTCGCCTCGCGCGCTCCGTGGCCTTGATCGGTGCCGGTCTCAATCAGTGTGTTAATCGAGAACTCTTCAACGAGTTGCTTGAACTTTTCAACTGCTATGGGGTCGTGGAACATGGTTCAGCGTTTAGGGGGTTGTTCCGTCCGAAACAGGTTTATGTGCCCAATGCTCAGCAAAGTATTTCCGGTTTGCGTTGCAGGCATAGCATGGACACCCAGGCACGTAATGCTCAATTCCTTTTTCCATGAGATAAAGCTCGAAGCCTCCGAGATCGGCAGGCTCAGGGAATTGGGGTCTTTCGACTGTGACATGCTTGTCCTTTTTCAAACCCAGACCTCTTTGATGCAAGGCAGGTCTTCTGGGTCGCTGGCCAAGCAGGTTAAACCATCGGGCACCAAATCGCGAGCGGCGCTGAGCGTCTTCTGCGGCTGGCCAATCATTTCCATGGGGATCGCAATCACCGCGCTGTCCAGCCGCATTTCGTGGCGCCGGACAACGTACTCTCCGGGGAAATCGCTCGGGTGTTCGTAGATCACGAACATGGAGAGCTTTTCAACTTTCTGGTTCAGGGTTTGGTCGCCCACGGTGCTTGTTCTTTTGTTGTTCGAGGAAAGAATTATGGAAAGCGTCGATCTGCTCCGGTGTCAAAGTTTTGGCCTCCATCGAGGCGGCGTTTCCGGATTGTGATTGCCGAAAGTCCATGAAATCTTTTGCCATTTGGTAGACCGGCCACATGGTCGCCCTCTCCCTTTGGGTCGCGGTCTCCAGCCCCACGGGAATGATCGTCATCGTCGTGACTTGGCCCTCCAACTCCTTGACCTGGATTTTGATTTCAAACATTGACCTTCTCCCATTGGATAGTTGTTAACTCTTTGTCAGGCGGCAGCCTTCCGGATTTCAGTATCGCTTCGGCGGCAATGTGGAACGCGCGATCGTTGAGCAATGTCTCTGGCGTCGTGGTTGAGCGATGATATGAACAAGCGTGAATGTCGGTTTGGTGAATCACAGGCGGGCTGTTGTGGTTGGACCGGAATTCAAAGTTGACCTTCCACTCCGCTTTTTCCGGACACTTGTAAAAATCGCAGTTCACGGAAGCTTTTCGATTTCGTCGGCGTAATCGTTCCACTTCACACCAATCGTTGCGGCGAGCAAGCGTTCAACCCCCGTGGCGAAGCAATGCTGCCCATGGTATGGAGCGTGCGGGTCGTCTCCCGGCTCGTCCTCATTGCCCACGGCGCGATCCTTCTCAAACTCCATGTCGAATTTGTCCACAGTCACCTGATCAATACCATCGGACTTGCATAGCATGCACTCAACGAGTTCGTGGACCGCAATCAGCGCTTCCATTTTCCAGGACGGAAGCTTGCTGACGCGGATATTAAGCGTGACGTTGATCAACGGCAGGTGCTCGCGCCTGCACCCGGCGCACGTGACTGCTTCAACCCGTGGAGTGATGATGCTTTGAGAGCACTCCTTGCAAAAATAAGTGTAGTCGTAAAACCAGTCACCCACGGTTGCATACCTCTGGTCCTTGTGCTCGATCGTTTCGATGACGATTCTCATGATCGCTTGTTCCCGTGTTTGTGCGGGCGGGTTTGGTTGAAAGCGTGTTTGGTGAGGATCGCATGCACAATGTCGATCTTCAACCGCTTCGACGTATCAAAGGCCCGGATGACGATGTCGGCAAGCTCCTCCTCCGCGCAGGTGAGAGCGTCAAGGCCAACTTCCCGCATCTTCCCCGCCTTGTCGCAGGGTTCATCGAAGGTCCCATTTCTCCACGCTTCATGAAACTCGCTGATTTCATCGTGCATGTTGTTCGACGTTTGCTCGATGAACGTATGCTTGGTCTGGCCCTTCGGGTGAAATCCCTTGTTGACGGCGTTCCGGTGGATTGAAGCAACCAAGTCCTTCAGAAAACAGTGAGTCGTTAATTCGATTTCGGGCATGGTTCAACAGCGAGTTGATTGTGATTGAAAATATGCAGTATGCCGCGATCGTCCTCCACGACGTACCGGCAGGCGCCAGATTTCTTCGTGAACGCACTCATGATCTCGCCCGAAAAGGTGTAATCGCCCCCGATCTTTCGAACGTGCAGGCCGACCCGAAATAGAAAATCAGTCTTGGGAGTTGTTTGATCGTCGCTCAATCGTCGTGGATAATGAACGAGCGGCTTGACTTGTCAACAACAATTTTAGTGAACAACTGGGAACAAGTTTCCATTGACCCCATAGACAACGCATGAGATAACCGGCATGCGACGTTCACAAATGACGCCACACTTTTTCAACTACACCCTCGGAAACTCGGGTTTTACCGTTCGTCAGAGCGGGATTGTCCCTCGTCGCGCCGGGGGTGTAGTTGAAGGAGCCTGGTGATGTTCGCCAAAGTTTTTGAGCAGATTCTTGATTCGTCGATAGCTTCCGACTGGCAAATCCGGCACGTATTCGAAGACTTCCTGAAGCTCGCCAGAAAGGTGGGCTCGGACTGGATCGTCGATATGACGCCGGACAGCATCTCTCGGCGAACCGGGGTCCCGCTGGACATTGTTGAGCGGGCGATCGCAAACCTCGAAAGCCCAGACACGCAGAGCCGGACTCCAGATCACGACGGACGCAGGCTTATTCGCCTGGATGAACATCGGTCCTGGGGCTGGATTATCGTCAACTACCAAAAATACAGGGAGATCGCTTCCAAGGAGATGGTTCGCATGTCGGAGGCTGAGCGGAAGAAGGAATACCGCAGCCGATCGACTCCCCTCTCCCCCTTTCCCCCTGTACCCCCTAACCCTTGTACCCCTGTACAGAGTACAGATACAGAAGCAGAGCGGTCCCGTGTTGGTCCCGGACATGTCCCGGACAGACCCTCACTGAACAACATGGTTGAATACGGGAAGACCATAGGTCTATCTGTAACAGAATCAACGAAGTGCTTCGATTATTACCAGTCAAACGGCTGGAAGGTAGGAAGAAACCCGATGAAGGACTGGAAAGCCTCAATTCGTAACTGGTCCCGCAACGTCAATGCAACCACTCAAAAACATAATCCCCCGCGTTATGACAGAAATGCCACGACCGTCAACGACCCCGACAAGTGGGCAGCAGCCCGAGCCGCCAAAGAGGGAAGAGAAAACCTTCCAGGACTTTAAAACCTTCAAGGACCCTACCCTCCTTCAGATGCTCGGAGCAGCGAAGGCTTTCGTAGATCAGGCCACGGTAGGGGCAATCAGCGCCACTGAACCGTACTGGCTTTCATTCTGTGGCACTGTGGGAACTGGGAAAACCCTCCTCGCGGACATCACCCTCAGCCAATTGAGGCGAGTGAAAGCGCTTGTTGATCATCCAACATTGAAGTGCGGTATCATTCGAAAGCACTGGCCCAAGGTGATGACGAGAATTTACAGCGGCGAGTTCTGGCATATCGACGACATGGCTGACGCAAACCTGCTCATGCTTGATGAAATTGCGTGCGCGAGGGACCCAAACGGAACAGAGCGAGAATGGCTCTGGCGAGTGCTTAGCGCGAGAGCTTTCAAGTGGACGATCATCACTTCCAACTATTCATTGGAAAAAATCAGCACTCTGATTGACACCAGAATAGCGTCCCGAATGGTGCGCGACGGGTCCGTAGTTATAGCCGCCAACACAGAAGATTTCGCCAACAGGTGATCTATGAAAAAAATCATTTGGAAATTCAAATACATGCTCGCCATCCGAAAACTCTTGGGACTTTCGATCCGGGCGAGTTGGGGAATGTCCGGAAGTGCGGTTGAGAATTACGGAGACGACATCAATATATGGACTCCACAACAAGCCGCCGAAGAAGAGCGAGACGAATGGCTTGCCTGCTCCTGAACAGGTGAAATATGCACCACCCACCAAAACGCTACACCGACGAAGCTCAGATCATCAAGGACATCGACCGAGCCAAAAAGCGCGTGGTTCGATTAACGAAGCGCGCTGAAAAAGAGGACGCTGAGGCCGACGAAATGGCGAAGTTGGATGATCCCAGCAACTCCGAAAAAATAACGACTCTCAGGGAGTTCGCCAGAGACGATCGCGACAAGGCTGAGCGAATCACGAAGACCCGATTGGTGCGTCTCCAGAACACTCTCGCTGCGTTCCGCACTGAGCTTCTGCCTGGAGTGGCCGCTGACAACTCGGTCGTGCTTCAGCGCAAGTGAGCGACGAGGCTGAAAATTGGGACAGCGCTCAGCCTGCGGACCTCAAGCGCACACGCCGCGTCCGGAACGGCTCCGGGGCTGCTCCCGTTGATCGTCTCCCGCCGCATTCAATAGAGTGCGAAACGGCGGCGCTGGGTTGCATCCTTCTCTCGCCAAAGGAGTGCATGGCGGAATCAATCGAAGCCCTCCGCGACAACGGGCAGGAGTTCTACGATCTTCGTCACCTCACGATCTGGGACGCGCTGGTCGAGATGTATGATCGCGGCATAGTCATTGACGTGATCAGTCTCCAGCAGCAACTCAAAGACAAGGACATGCTTGAGCAGGTGGGGGGGATCGCCTACCTCTCAGCGCTTCCAGATTCAACTCCGTCCGCCTCCAACCTGAATTACTACCTCGGTGTAATCGTGGAGAAATTCATCCTCCGAAAAGCCCTTCGGGTTTCCGCTGAGGTTGGCGAGCGCGTCTACACCTACCAGGGTGAAGTTGACGAATTGATGGACACGATCGAAGCGGACATGCTCAGCATCCGTGGAAGGCGTCAGGAAAATGAGGTTAAGACGATCAAGACGCTTATTCGTGAGAACATTTCCACAATCGAGGATTATGTCCAGCGTCAGGGCGTCGTCACTGGAATCCCCACAGGATTTACCGACCTCGACAAGATGACTTCAGGGCTTCAAGCCTCCGAAATGATTGTGATCGCTGGAAGGCCCTCAATGGGTAAAACCTCGCTGGCGATGAACATCGCGGAATTTGTGTCGCTCGAAGCGAAACTGCCAGTCGGAGTGTTCTCTTTGGAAATGTCGGCGCCGTCGCTCACGCTGCGTATGCTCTGCTCTCGGGCGCGCGTGAACCTGCGGAGCATCCGGGAGGGATTCCTCGCGGAGAGAGACGTTCCGCGACTCCGGACAGCCGCCGACCGTTTGATGAACGCCCCGATTTACATAGACGACTCAGGAGCGCTCACGATTATGCAACTGCGTGCCAAAGCGCGCCGCATGGCCATGCAATACGACATCAAGCTCGCCGTGATCGACTATCTTCAACTCCTGAAATCGACCAACCGCAAGGTGAAGAGTCGACAGGAGGAAATCAGCGACATTTCCAGCGGGATCAAAGCGCTGGCAAAGGAACTGGGAATCCCGATCATCGTCATGAGCCAACTCAACCGGGAAATGGAGCGCGAAAAGAATCGCAAGCCCAGGTTGGCGGACCTCCGGGAGTCCGGCGCGATCGAGCAGGACGCGGATTTTGTGGGAATGCTGTACCGACCGAAATCTGACGACGAGGATTCAGAGGAAGACTACAACGACGCCGTCGCGATGAATCTACTCATTGCCAAACAGCGCAACGGTCCAACCGGCGACGTGAATCTGACTTTCCTGAAATCATTCACGCGCTTTGAAAGTGCGGCGAGGGTGTCCGACGAGGACGTTCCGCAGCAGACTCAATTTCCAACATGAGGGTCCTCATAGCCTGCGAGTTCTCGGGGGTCGTCAGGCGTGCGTTCAGGGAACGGGGACACGATGCCTGGTCGTGCGATATACTGCCAGCGGAAGACGGAGGTGAACATCTTCAATGCGATGCGCTGGAGGTCCTCGGTTGGGATTGGGACCTTATGGTTCATCACGCTCCCTGCACCTTCATTCTGAACAGTGGTTGCAAATGGCTTTACAAAAACGGCAAGAGGTGGTTGTCGGACGGCACCGAAAACCAGCGCGACCCGGATCGCTGGCGGAAAATGGAAGAGGGCGCAAACTTTTTCAAAACTCTTCAGTCGGCGCCGATCGACAAAATCGCCGGGGAAAATCCGATCATGGTTGGCTACGCTGTTGAGATCGTAGGGCAGGATTGGACCCAGCGCATTCAACCCTACGAGTTCGGACATCCCGAGTCCAAGGCAACGTGCCTCTGGTTAAAAAATCTCCAGCCACTCAAACCGACCAAGAACGTGTTTTCTGAAATGGAAAAACTCCCACGAAAGGAAAGAGAGCGGGTGCATTTTGCGTCTCCGGGTCCAAATCGCGGGCAAGAAAGGAGTCGGACGTTTCCGGGAATTGCTCAGGCAATGGCAGAGCAGTGGGGCTAAGCCTCAGCGGGCTCCTCTTGCATTTCCTCAACGCATTTGTCGAGGGAATCGGCCTCGGATTCCAAATCGAACCCGCGAACCTGTTCGGCGATCTCCTTGCACTTGTCAACGGCTTCTTCCGGAGTGTCGCCCAGGGCAACAACCGAACCGATCTGTTTCATCTTCGCGATCTGCGGTATGAAAAAATCCACAATTCCGCCGTCGCCCTTCGTGTCGATACGGCAATGGTTGTAAATCTTCAAGTACTCCCGAATATCCTCGGGGAAGCGAATCGGTTGCCAGCGATCAAGAGCCCATTCTGAGCAGAGCAAAATCTGCGCTCCGAATTTCGCTTTCCACTTCGGTTCAACAAGAGTTCCCTCGGCTCCGTAGAAAAGAACCTCGTCGAGATTCTCCATCGCCTCCCACATGACTTCACCGGCAGGCGAAGCGTGGCGGCAGGTGAGATCAATCGGGATGTCGTTACGGAGTTCGCTGGAGAATGCGTTGCAGTAACCAAGCTCCTTCATCACGGGAGCAACTGCCTTGTTCACTGCGATCAATTCCGGTGGCAGATCATCGTAGTTCGAAACCTTCCCAAAGTAGGACTTGTCCTTTTGCTCGATCCCCCAGAAGGATGACTTTGGAAACTGTCCGAACACCGAAAAACCGTCGTAGCCGATCTCCTTCGCGTCCGGAATGCTGGCCTCGATGATGAACGGCGTGAGGTATTGTAGTCCGCCATATTTCAAATCGAATTCATCAATCGCACCCTTCGCGTCGACGTAGTCTCTTGCGAACCACGTCTCTCCCAGGCCGCGAAATCCGGAGACCTTCACAAACCAGCCCTTGTCGCTGGGATTGTCCTGGAAGAATTTCCTCAGTGCGGCTGTGCCGGTTACAAGGTGAGACTCTCCAATGGGGATCGCAGCGGCCTCCAGCCGCTCCTTGGTCGCCCAGCGCGCCAGTTCAAGCTCGGCGCCTAAACCTGATCCCCAAACACGGTATCCGTGATCGCGGAGATACTTCTGGAGCCAACCGTCGTGACAATCCGGGAAGCAAATCAAACTGAACTCGTCCACAACCTTGTCGAAGTATTTGATGCGCTCCACCCCTTTGAGTCCATGTCCAATCAGCAACTCCCGACCGTCAGAAAAGGAGGTCTCCCACGGAGAGAAGTAGCCGACGCGACCAAAAAACTTCGTGCAGAGTTCCGCGAGGCTCACAAAGAGCCCGTAGTCGTAAAACAAAATGCTATCGTTTTGCAGACTCACAGCGATCAGTTCTCAGACATCGGACTTTTCGGAGTCGCACCCTGTTTGACTCCGTTGATGAAGGTCTCCGCGACAGCCTGTCCAGTGCGGAGCTTCAAATCAGTCTGACTCTTCTCTTCGTTGTGCCGCTGCTGCTGCACAAACTTCTGTTCCTTGTGCTGCAACTGCTGCTTGGCTGTCGCGTCCTTGCCCTGGAGCTTCACCTTGAGAATTGCCATCTCGCTTTGAATCTTCGCCATGGCCTCCGGGTCCTGCTGCGCGCTGGCCTGCTTCGCGGCCTCCTGCTGGCGCTGGGCGAAAGCCCGAACATCGTTCATGATCTTGCCCAGCGTGTCGGCGTAAACCTTGACCCGAGATTTTTCCTTCGGGTCCTGGGCGATGATCATAATATGCTTGCCGATATACTTCGCGACGTTCTCAAGACCAACCAAATCCTCGGGTTTGCCGACGCCGCCAGTGGCCTTGATGCGTTCAACAACCTGCCCCATCATTCGCAGGAGCGTCTCGACGATCTCAATGTGGCTCATGCCCTCCTTGGGCTCCATGTCCGCGCCGAACATCAACGAGCCAAACGACTGCTGGGCGTGATCCACAGAATCCGTGACTTTCGACTTCGCATTGAGCGGCACAAGCCGCGCAGCCTTGCGAGCGTTGTTCGTAACCGCGAGGACGTAGTCGTGCTTGATCTCCTGCTGCGCGCCGGGATCGAACACATTGACGCGCTCCATGAGTTCGGTCGCTTCAGCCATTTCGAGCATCCGGTTTCCGTTTCCAAGGACCTGCTCGACTTCGACCTCCCAGCGCTCCGGGTCCAGATATTTCTCGTCCACGCCGTCGTTGATGCAGTCGCGCCGGAATTTCTTCACGTCGAAATCGTCAGAATTCTTGATGCCAAAACGACGGGCAATTTCCACGTCCGCGAAGTACTCCTGACGGTAGGCACGCCCGAGCATGGACGACATGAGGGAGCTAACCTGAGCGAGAAGGGCCTGCACCTCGTATTTGGTGCGCTCCTTCTGTGTCCCGCTGTCCACATTCTGCGTGTACATCGAAGCGGTCTCACCCACTCGCTGCTTGAGATTGGACAAAAGACCCTGAACGAGCCCGTCGTTCACCTGGTAGCGCTCCTGCGCTGTAACCATGTTCAATCCCTCGGGAAGTAAACCTACAATGCCTTGCAGGACGAGCTTGGTGAGACGATCCCTGTCGGCGGGATCGTTCACCCGGAAGAGCATCATGAGTTGCTCGAAGACGTGCTGCGTGAACTGACAATTGAGCCGGTTCATGATCCAGACCAGATCGTAAACCAACCACGCGAGCGCTCGGATGGAATGATACTTGAACGGCGGCACGTTGTTGCCGTCGCCAAACTGGAAATGCACAAAGTTCCCCATGCTCTGAGCAAAGGGCCTCTTCGAAGCGTAGATGAAGCTCGCGGGATCGCTGAACGTCTTCCCAGACTGAACGTCCTTGTCGAGAATGAGCTTCCGATGCCAGCCCATTTTTGTGAGCTTCGTCGTCTCCTCCTCCAAGTGGTAGAAATCCCAAAACCAAATCATGGGAGCGGAGTCGGCGTCGTAGTAACAAGCGTTTTGTTTATACAACTCCGTCATCTGCTCCGGATTATTCGACCAGTCGTAATTCTGCTTATTCGTGTTGAGGTCCTTAAAATCGTTCAGCAATTTGCGAACGCTCTTGAGGTCCCAACCGGGATCAATGTTCTTTTTCTGCTTGGCGAACGTGCGCTTGAACAATTCCCCCGGCTTCATCCCTCGTCGGAAAGCGATGTACCGGCAATTATCCATCGTGAGATCGGTATCCGTTGGCAGGAGAATGTCCTGGATTCCCACGAACTGCGGGCGCCACTTGAATTCATCGAACCACACCTTTGCGCCAACGCCATGGAGCACGACCCCACCCCAAACGCAATCCTGCGTGTAGTAGTAAGCCGGACTTCGGCGCATGGTCTTGTTGATTCGGTTGGTGATTTTGAAACCAGTGTCGCTCTGCTTGTCGACCGGCGCGTCCGGCACAGTGACTTTGAAAAAGTTCCCGGCCTTGCTGAATGCGTTCTCGTACTGGTTGCGCGCTTGATGCAGCAGGGTGCAGCCCTGCTTGTCGTTGTAGTTGATCAGGATGTTGTTGTCCTGAGCTTCCTTTTGCGTCCACGGCGGCTCACCATTGAAAAAAGAGTTGAGGAGCGCGCGGTTTGGGGCGCGCGTGACCTCCGCATTCCTCATTGTGTCGATTACTGAGCCGACTTTATCCGGCGTTGAAAAGTTTATGGTACCTCGATTTCAGCGGGGAGTGGGGTTGAAGGTTTTTCGACTATAGTTCCGCATTCAATTTGCGGGTCTGGTAAAAAACTGGAGCGTAGCAATGGCAAAAGCGAATGCGTTTTGTCCCGGTGGAAAATCACAGCCTCGGGCTTGATGAAGTCCAGCGTCAAAAAGTTCTTGGGAGAATCGGCATCACGGGCCTTCACAAACACAGGCGGCAGTTCCGGCAGGCCCCAGTAGTGTTGAATCAGTTTCGTGTCCGCAGACTTGGGGACTACCGCTTCAGCGCAACCAATGTCCCACGCGTCTTGACCGCTCCTCACGGACTGGAAGTTCTCGATTATGCCATAGCAGTCCGGGGGATAAATTGAACAACCCGTCAAATGAACCTTCGGAAGATCAGGCTGTTTGTCCTGAGTGATCAGAGGCCCCATGAACCGCTTCGGGCAATCGCCATAAACATTCTCCAGTTGCTCCAGCCAATCAGGAACAAGCGGCACGCAATCCGGCTCCATCCAAAAGAAAGGCCAGCGGTATTGATCCTGAATCTGGTAGGCCACTTGCAGGAACATCTTATTGGGAGGCCAGCCGCCTTCTGTTACGGGGACCATCATCGCTTTAACGAAGTTGAACGTCGTCTTTGCCTCCCGCGCCATTTCTATTACTCTCTCGCTGGCAATCTCGTCGTCAGAGGCGAGTAGAATGGCTGCTGCCTTTGGCGTGTTGATCTCTGCCATCCACCGAATAATTTGCGCGGCGAGGTCAACGTCTTTTTTGCAGAAGGGAAGGACTACCAGGAGGGGTGTACTCATATTGCGGGGCTGTTCTGTTCTGTGACGATCCAGCAAGCGGGTTGCTCCTGCCGGATTTTGTCGATCATGGGTTGCGGGGTTTCGGATAAAATGTGCTTCAACGGTACGTGAACTTTAGTCGGCAGGTGGCACCAGCAGAGTTCGCAAGTGTGTAGCTTGTCTTCACCTTCGACGGAGAGTTTGAGATCGTTCTTTTGCTCTGCAAGCAATCGTAGAAACTCGGCTGCCGCTTCAACAGGTCTGAAGCCGGGGTTGTTAAATTGACAGGGAGTTCCGTTGTTGATCGTCGTGCAGACATTGGCGCGGGCCTGGGAAATCTCGGGATAGACCGGAGTAAGCCCATCACCAAACCAACGGCGAATGATGCTCGCACCGTCAACCAACTGTCCAAGACGTTCGGCTGCACCCTGAACAGTTTCCCGGACGTGCTGGGCTGACACCTTGAAAAGTTTGACCGGCTGAAAGGTAAAAGTCTTTTTTTTTGACTGGACCCAGTTCGGGTCAAAGCCCAGCCGCTCGCACTGTGCGGCGTCGAGGTCTTCAGCGACTTCCTGGGCGGAAGCTCGGGGCAGACCATTGGCCTGCCTGACTCTCAGAATCTCGGTGACTGCCTCATTGAACGGGGACATTGACCGGAATCTGGCGAGGTCTTTGCCGTCGTTTCCCTTTTGGATGTACACCCATCCACCTGGAGGAAGTGTGGCGGTTGTTTTAAGTGGCATAGTTCAGACGCTTAGAGCCATAGAGCTTTTCCAACTTTCTCCTGCGTTCGTCAAGCCATTTGTCGCTATCGTTCTCGATCATTATCACGCCAAGCTTCTGCAAAATGAACCCACGACGGCGCGCTCCCTCGATCGCAGTAACAAGCCAGTCGTAGAGATCGGGGCTCACTTTCATCCTCTCGCGGGCCTTTTTGTCGTGTTTACTCTCCACAAAATACTTGTTCCCCGCCGCTGTGCCGTACTCGCGCTGACATCCCTCCCTCATAACATCATCGGGCAATTCCCTCAACTGGTCGCTCTCGATCACGTAGCGGCTTGTCATCCAAAGCTCCGAAACAAAATCGTAGTAGTGCTCGTCGCAGCGCTTGTGCCGACGCTGCTTTGTTTGCTCGTCAACTATGAACAGATCATGCCGTACGGGACGGCGCGTTGGTTTCCCTCCGAATTCAATCGGGACGGGAACCGAACTCCCGAACACTCGGGCAAACGCTGAGCCAAGAGTGCCGCGTCCGGTTGAGTCATAAAATCCGTTCTCCACCAGAATGCCCTCCTGGTCCATGTCGCGCTTCACAAACTCTGCAATCTGGTCCTCTGGAATTTTGTCCCCTCGAATGTTGACTGGAATCAGTTTCGGCGGATTCACCTTGATGATCTGTCGCCCCTCAAGATCGTTGCCGACTTCAATGGAGCCTCCAATACAGCGGTCCCCGCCAGTGCCAGAGTAGGCAGCGTCCACAGCGTAATACTTTTTGCGCTCACCAGAGCCCCACACTGCTTTTTCAAGAGCGCGGTGCTGGACGCACAGGTCGCGCGTGATCACCCGTCGCTCCAGTAAGCCGGTCTTCATCACTCCGACTGCCTGAGAATAATACTGCTGGGAATCCTTGCTCCAGAACGCCTCGACCTCGTCAATCGACTTGCGATTGATCATGTATGGGTAACGAGGTGGTTGATCCTGCGGGAAGTCGTTGTTGGGAGAATCAGTGCCGACAAAGTTGATGCAGCGGCCTCCGGGATATTTCGTGTCCCAAGTAGTCGTCTTCGTCGGTTCAGCCAAACTTGTCCAACCGCTCTCGGGCTCGCAGATCATTCCGAGTGGGTCCATGGGGTCGATCGGATTTCCCATGAACACACCCTTGAAGTCCGGATTGTTTTTCAAGTTCGAGACGGAATCCAGAAAGGTGATGCCCATCAACTGGCACTCGTCAGCGAACAAGCGAACGCGCTTCTGTTTGATGCCGACGTATTTTCCCAGCCCGACGTAGCGTCCGCTCTGCAAGCAGGGAATGCAGATGATCCCCCGCGTGAGGACGCGCGCTCGATCGTCTTCCTCGATGTCGTCCGTGGCAATCGCATGAATGGATTCAAGGACAGTGCCGGGGAGATAATCGAATCGCTCCCGGCCACGGTTGTAGAGGTCCTTGATCTTCCCCCACACTCGAAGCTCCAGGCCGCGAACGTCGGTCGAGGAAACCAGCGTGCAAGTGTTCTCCGGGAAAACCCAATAGTCAGTCAGGGCGAATTTGGCCCCGGAGTACGTCTTGTTGGAACTGGCGGGACCCATCATGCCAGTGATCGTGTTTTGAATCTGCTCCTGCAACGAAAGTTCAGCCCAGCGATGCCAATCGTCTTCGGGCCAAATCAGCGTCATTGCGCGCTTGTAGTGTTCGAAAAGTCCCAGCCCGATTTCGCCGCGTTCGCCCTGCCACTTCCCGCCCCGGCGAATCATGTAAAACTCTTTTTGGAGGTCGTCGGTTTCGGGGGTCCAGTCGAGACCGTACTTTGCTATTTTGTTTGACATCGGACTGCGGAAGAGGACTCTAATCTTGGCTTGACCCCGCAGCCAGAAAAATATGAGTACGCCAAAATCTTGCTGTGCCCCCTGCCCCGATGTTATTACCGTCAACATTCCCGGAGTAGAAGGTCCCGATGGAACGGACGGGAAGGACGGAACGAACGGGCTCAACTCTTTTACGAACACCACTGCCGACTTCGTCGTTCCAGGTCTCGGCAGCGACGTGACTATCAATGTCGTCGACTCCACTTGGATGCTTCCAGGGCAAACCGTCTTCATCACTGGCGCTGGTAACTTTACCGTAGTCTCCAAACCGACGACGACCAGCGCCACTCTGAACTATGACAACGTGGGAGCAAACACCGCGACCGGAAACACAATTAGCACCGGCGCCGGGGTCTCGCCCTCGGGAAAAATCCTGACGGCGCTCCCGCTGACTTCGAATTATCAATCGGGTGGATCGCAGGCCATGACGATCACACCCGCGCAAGTCCTCAACGGGACGATCACTCTGGCGGCTGCTGGGACATACCTTCTTCTGGCAACTGGACGATTCGATTTCAGCATTGCTACTTTCAACAGCGAGCAAATCCTGACGTTCAAACTTCGACGAACGAACAACACGCCTGGTGATGTCGCGAACGCACTCGCCCACTTCGATACCGGCCTGACAGTCCTGGTGAGCAAAACCATGGCAGTCATCCCGCTTCCCCCGGTGAGCTACACCGCGACGGCAGGAGACATCATTCAGCCGTTCGCCAGTCTCAACGGATTGCCCTACTCGGGAAGCTTGATCGCTGTCGAGGTGGGCGTCATGGCTGTTCGGATTTTCTGAGCATGGCCAAAGAAAAGGAAACGCCGACTTGGATTGACGGATTCACCCAACTTGACGCTGGGATGAATTCCGGAGTGGCCCCGCAGATTCTCCCGAGAAACCAAGCCGCGTTTGCAACCAACTGCACCTTCCGCGGGAACTTCGTCACCGATCGACCTCCTGTAAGGCAAGTCACCTTGGACTTCGGTGGAAATGCTTCCACCCAGCAGAATTTTGAAGACAAACTTTTTCAAGGCGCAACGTATTTTAACCCGGACACAGGAACGCAGGCATTGGTTGCGGCGATCGGTGGTCGCTTGTTCGATTGCTCGATTGAGGGAAACGTAGCCACTGTCGTTGACGCGACTGTTCCGGGTGATCCCAATCCTTCAACCGTAACACAGGCATGGCTCTGGCAAGCGGAGTCCTGGATCATCTGGAATGACGGGCAGAGCGTGCCGGTGTTTTACAATCGCGTGCAGACAGCCCGACGATCAAACTCTAACGGCTTCACGTACGGATTAACCACAAATGGAGGCTTCACTGCTCCCCCTGTAAATCAGTACGCCGTCGTCTTCTTCACTGGAGGCAACATGCCACCAATCGGCGGCACCGTTTTAATTGGCGGCGCTCAATATCAGTTCGGAGGATATGCCCTTTCCGTTGGAATGCCGAACCCCGCTGTGGGCGGAACCTTTCCCACGTTCAAAAATCTCACTGACATACCGGGAACGGTTTACGGCAATGGAGTCTCCGTAAAGAGCATCGGTGGAGGCGGCACCGAATTGCCAGTTGGACGCATGGGAGCGTACGGCATGGGTCGCAACTGGATTTCTTTGCCGGACGGGAAAAGCTTCCTCGGTGGAGACATTGTCGGCAGTAGCACCGGCACTGCTCAATTCAATTTTCGTGATGCGGTGCTCAATGTCGCCTCCAACCCATTTTTGGCCGCTGGTCAAACCTTTACCGTTCCGGGACAGAATCAAACGATCAACGCCATGTGCTTCGCCACGACGCTGGACGTGTCTCTTGGCCAAGGACCCCTTGAGGTTTACACCGCAAACACGGTCTTCAGTTGCATGTCTCCGGTGGATAATTTCACGTGGACAACGATCACGAATCCGATCCTCACAGAATCACTGATCGGCGCTGGTGGGCTCGGGCAGAATTCCACGATCGCTGCGAGCGGAGACACTATCTCACGCTCCCTCGATGGAATTCGATCCCTGATTCTTGCGCGCCGCGATTTCGACACGTGGGGCAATGTGCCAATCAGTGAGGAAATGCTTCGCGTGTTGCCGGATGACGCCGCCGCGCTGCTGCAATACAGCAGCGCTTTGGTCTTCGATAACCGGATGCTCATGACGTGCATCCCCACCACCGGAGACAGAGGTGTCTATCACCAGGGTTTGATCGCACTCAACTTCAGTCCCGTGAGTAGTCTTCGCGGCAAGCAGCCCTCGATCTATGATGGACTTTGGACCGGCCTCAACATTCTTCAACTCGTCAAAGGACTCTTCCTTGGGGTCGAGCGCGCGTTTGCATTCACCTTTAACCAGACGACCAAGAAAATTGAACTCTGGGAAATCCTCCCCACCAGCAAAACGAACCACTTCGACAATGACACGATTCCAATCACTTGGTCCTTCGAGTCTGCGTCACTGATGCGGCAGGTGAAGGGCAAGGGAGAATTCGAACTGTGCCGCCTGATCGACGGGGAGATTTACGTCTCCGACGTGATTGGTACCGTCAACTTTCAAGTGTTCTACCGACCCGATTATGACGATTGCTGGCACAAGTGGCATGAGTTCAGTGTATGTGCCAAAAACACAGAGCCGGGAGCACCGTTGCAATACCGGCCCCGCCTCGGACTTGGAACCCCTGACATTACTCAATGCGACCCCACAACCAACAAGCCGTTTGCTATTGGAAGATTCTTTGAGGTTCGCGTGCAGGTTTCGGGGCATTGCGTAATCAAGGGGATGTTGATTAAAGCGTCGAAAGAGGACGAGCAGGAGTTTGCTCCCCAAGTCTGCGACCCGATTTGCACATGAGCAAATGCGATCCATGCAAAGTGATTTCGGAATGCCTCCAGTTCCCGCTGGTGTTCTACAATCTGAACGTGGGAAAGCACTACACCAATCCCACTCTCGGATTTCAAATCACGTGCCCCAACGGAAGTATTGTCACTCAGTACGTTCAGGCTGGGACCGTAAATTTCACACTGCCGTTTCCTCCAGGATTCACCGGAGATTATCCCCCGCTGGTGCTTGGCTGTGCCGCTGGTGGAAACATTGTCCGGAACATTCCGTCAGGCGCGACCCAGGATCAGATCGACGTGATTGTCAATGAGATGATCATCACTTGCGCCCGAGCGATCGCAGAACAGCAGGCCAGTTGCACAGCACCCAACCCCGCGTCCAATGATGTCGTCTATTTCAATCACCCGTGCCCCAGCGGAACTTTGACGCTGTCGGTGACTCCTCCTTCCTGGATCACTCTTGACTCAGCGAACAGCCGACTCGTTGGAGCGGCTGGCACGTTCACTTCAAGTTCAAAGTCGGCAGCAAACGAACTCGCCCAGGACGCGCTGAACGGCTACGGAAATCAGCAAATCGGTCTCGGCACTCTCTCTTGCTCGCTGCCGTGCCCCTCTCAGATTGGAACGATCGCCTCAGTTCAATCGGGAACGGAATATAGCTACACTCCGACCCACACGGCGGCTGTGCAGAGATTGGTGGAGGCGGACATCATTACTCCCAAATTGAACTTCATCAATACGGCTCTCGGCACTGTGATTGCGTCACCCGTGTTCAAAGGCGGGAGATTGGGCTGCTTCGCCGCGTCACAAAACCATTTTTTCCTGAACGACGCGAACACCGCCAACAACATCGGGGTGTACGACCAAAATGGCGGATTCGTGGCAACCGTGGCGTACCCAGATGCTCCCAGCGACCCGGTTTACAGTGCAGCGCAAGATCGAGTTTACGTCACAACTCTTCCAGGCTTCACCCATGTCCGCGGAGTCAACCCCACTACCAATGCCATTGTCAGCGACGACAACCTTGGGGCCAACTACGCAGCGGGGCCACAACTGTTCAACCTGAATGAACGACTGGTGTTCAAAGGATTTCTTTTTTTCGACGCCATGTTTTTCTTCGACATCCCCAGCATGGCCCTTGCCGGAAATGTTCCCATTCCCGGAGGATTCGCCGGTGGAGCGTGTTACGCCCCCAACGCGGGCAAATACCTCGTCGGCGCTTTCAACTCCGGAACATTCAACGCGGAGGTGTGGCAAATCAACTCGACGACGTTTGCCGTTGAGCATGTCTACACCCCCACGGACATAGGCGACGGCGTCTTCACCCTGGAGTACAATCCGGTGACGGGAAAGGTTGTGGGCAAGCAGGCGTTTTCAGGCCCGCTGCTGATCATTGACCCTTTGGCTCTGACGATCGTTTGTGAGATTCCGCAGGTGAGCGACATCAACGCAGTCATTGACGAATCGACCGGAAAGATTTATACGGGAGATGACGGGGCTCAGCAAACCCTGATTTACCAATAGCATGCTTACTTTTGGAGATTGCAAGGCGAGTCGGCAGATCATTTCTGCCGCTGCCGCGTGTCCAACGAGTGACGCCTTCCGGGACTACGTCAATCAGGGAACCGACATGCTCATGAAGCGTGGGAATTTCTGGGGAACGGTTCAACCCTTGCAAGTCTGCGTTTCAAATCAGTGCATCACGTGGAATCGGTACGTGGGAACGGTGCTCGCGACCAACGTGTGCCGCTCAGCGTCTCGTCCTCAAAATAACTGGAGCGCGTTCGTCCCGATTGGACCGATGGGGATTCGTGGAGACGGTTTCGGATTTGGCCACGGTGGTTGCACCGGCGATCTGGTCCTTGAGAATGTCGGCACCAGTCCCGTGTTCAATCAGGTTGCTTGCTCGAAAGCCTTCTACGTTCGCGCCTACCCCTCCGTGCGTGCCGACGTGGGCAAGAAGATCAGGATTTTCGGGATCGACAGCAACGGTCAAACCATTCTCACCAAGAACGCTGACGGGACATGGTCCGAAGGCGTTGATATTACGATCGCGATCGAGTTCGCCTCAACGCCGATGCTGGTGGGGGAGATCACGCGAGTTATCAAGGAGCCCACTCAGGGCGTTGTGAGACTGTTCCAGTACGACCCCGTGGAGAACGTGCTTGTTGATTGCGCCGTTTACGATCCCTCTGAAACCAATCCGGATTACAGAGTCTCCCGCCTCCACGGATTTGTTGGACGCGGCTGTTGCAATTGCTCTGGAGTGAAAAGCATCAAGGCCCTTGTTAAGCTCCAATTCATCAAAGTCCAAGTGGACAACGATCTGGTGATTATCGACAACGAGGATGCGATTGCTTTGGCGATTCAGGCGATCAAAGCCGGTGAGTCCGGAAAAGTCGGCAAGTCTGCCGCCTTCGAAGCCTCTGCAATCCACGATCTCAATTTGCAGTTGAGGGACAAATTCCCCCTCGACCAAACTCCAATCAGTTACAATCCATTTGGCACGGCAATCCCCGCTGGTCGAGCTATGATCGGGAGGATTATTTAGCCTATGGCAACCAACCCACTCTTCAAATCAGTTGGGGGAGGAACATCAACCGGGACTTACAATCCTTCGCCCTCGCCGCGCACTGGACAAGGTGCTTATGGTTTGGTGCCTGGAGCCATTGGCCTGCCGAATCCATCGGCGGACCTCGCTGCCGTTTATCCGAATCTGACAGGGCAAAACGCACAACTGTCCAAGAATATCATGGGGGAACTCAGCGGCGAGCTTTCTCCTGAGACGATCAAAACAATTCA